GCCTGCCAGAGAGCGGGATCGTGGATCTTGACAGCCATAACCCAGCTCCCGGATTTCACGACCTGGCCGTTGCACTTGAAGTCGGTTGGAGCGATATAGCTCTCGATGATGGAAGCTTTGGCCACGCCAGAATGCTCTTTGCCGATCCGCTGGCTGGTCTGCATGAACTTGTGACAGGCCGCCCGGATCTCGGACTTGCTCAGGCGGTCACCCTGCAGGTCTATGACATTGGGCTCGCTGACGACTCCATAAACGATCTGCTGATCGCTGCCCTTGGCGACGATGATAGGCACCCGGTAGGACTTCATGACCTTGCTTACTTCGTCCTCGTCTTCCTCATCCTCATCATCTTCCTTCAGGAACTCGGGGAGGTCTTCATCCTCGTCTTCGTCCTCTTCAGGCTCTTCGTCCTCGGCCTTCTCTGCCTCATGCTCTGCCAGGACTTCCCGGATGTCGTCTATGAGGTCACTAGTAGCCTCTTCTTCGGGCTCGGTTTCATCACCGAAAAGATCCTCTTCAGATATGCCGTCGTCTGGGTCAGCATCGGCCTCGATCTGCTCTTCTTCGCCTTCGTCCTCGGGATCAGCGTCGGCCTCGTCCTGCATCTCAAGCCACTGCTCAAGTGCTGCCTTGTGCTTGGATTCGTCTTGTTTGATGGCTTCGGCCATTTCTTTGAGCTGTGGGTCAGTGGCCATCTCGATCAGCTGGTCGATTTCATCTATGCCTTCGCCTTCACTGGCCAGTATGGCGCGAACGCGATCTAAATCGGAGCCTTTCTCCAGCTCCTCGTCTTCTATATATTCTTCTTCATCCATAGAATTACCTTCTAATCGGGGAACGTGGATGTCTCCGAGATCGATACCTTTGTTAATCATGAAAATCAGACTTTGCTGTATATTGCACCTTCAACCATCCGCAAAGCTTTATCGTACTTTTTGCCTTCGGGGTATGCGGGATTGCGGAACTTTGGATGCTTCTGTAGTGCTGATTGCATACTGCGAAGCTTACCCAAAGACAATTCTTTAAGATCCTTGAGTTTGAGCTTGGTTGCTTGATCTGCTAAGGATACTTTGGCTTTCGGCTTCTCCTGCTGCTTGGGCGCTCCCTGTCAGCCTTTCGTATATTTTCCATGCAGTAAGGCGTCTTCGATTGCCCTTTTGGCTTTCGCCTCGTTTCCGAAAGCCGGGACGTAGATTGCGTTCTCATCCTGCACTGTCGCTGTTATGGGTATCAGTTGGTGGCTTTTGATCTTCCCATTTTCATCTAAGTGAATCGCAAGTCTCTGCATGTCTGGATGAGTTGATGTGATCGACTCGCGTGTGTTTCCGATATACTCGTCGACTTCCAGTTTGCGGTCTATCGCGGCGCGGTCGGTGTATGCAGGAAATCCCTCGGGGATTTTATTTACCCTAAGATAATTTATTTTCTCGTTTCCGTATTTCCCTTTAACATTCGTTCCAAAGTTTTTATCCTCTTTCGGATCGAACTTTGCCGATGTTAAGAGTTTGCCAGAGTCAGCGTCATACACATCCAGACGGATAAGCCCGTTTTCCATCTTACCCACGACTTTCTGACCGTGTGCATGGTACATCCCATTCCACCCACCATATTTGTCGCTTGAGAATGGTATTACCCCTGGCCCGCCGACTAGGCGCTCGGCTCCGGGAATGTCCTCATATTTTGGTGGTTGCTGTTGCTCTGGCTTCTTTTCACCCTCCGAAGGCTTTATCTCTTCCGTCACGGTTTTTCCCTCGCCTTCCACTGGTTTCTCTGAGGTCTTAAGCCACCCGATCTTATCCAGAGCACTCCCACCAGACAACAGCGACTGGATTGCTCCGCCTACCCTGGCCTGTGATGCGGCTTCCTCCCTCCGTTCCATCTTACGCCGGGTCTTGGATGGCTTCTTGGGCTTCGATGAGCCACCGCTACCGGACCTGAACTGGCCGTTGTCGGCCCTGGGGTGCTTGGACTCGTCCCAATCGCCCGCTTTCTTGAGTCGGTGATTGGTGCCGCCGAGAAATATAGAGCCGTCCGGGGTTACGTGGTGCCGCCTAGCCTCTTCGAACCAATCAAGATTCCGGAGGATAGACTTCAGGATCGGTATGCGCATGATCATGATATTCGCCTCAGCAGTATCTTTCAGCGTCGCGGCCCATCTCTTTCAGAGCCTGCCAGTCATCGAGCATTGCCCGACATCGGGATACCATCGCTTGATGGGCTTCGCGGGCTTCGTAATCTTCTTCAGGGGTCATGTTAAGTCGATCCAGGATAATCTAGGGGTAATAGGTGATGAATGCAATTCGGATGCAGAAATCCCTGCTCAATGGCAGTGTCGAGCGCCGGGTACTCTTTCGACTTCCCTGATATTGATACTATCTTCCCAGCCCACTCGCGGCATACGTTGCAGGTGTTCGGCCTGATCTCGCGGGATATCAAGACCAGATCCTCTTTCTGCTCGACTGCCCGGTTGATGGAACCTTCGTTGAACGAATTCCGGGCTGCTGTGATCGCCACCATCTCAATATAGTCTGCGATCCCCAGCTCTTTCCCATCAATCGTCTTGTGGCCTATCACCCGGCCCTTCAGACCGGAATAGTCCACCTTCTTGCCCGCCAGTGCCGCCTGAGCCCTCCGCTTCTCCGATTCGGCTATGACCTCTTCTATGTGTCTGCCCAGCTGGGCATCCGTCTCTTTGAAGCGGTTGAACTCCTGCGTGGCCATTGCCTGAGCGGCTTTGGCATGAGGCCCTTGGAGCGACCCTACCCGAGATCCTGCCAGATACAGACCTGGGATGGAGACACTCAGCCAGGAGGCCGCGTTCACCAACAGCTCTCTCCGGATCCGGTCGGTGAGGGCCCTCAGCCTGTCCGGGTTGTCGAGGTTCTGGTCGATGGCCGCCTTGATGGCCTTCTCGCCTCTCTTGTAGAGCAGAGCGATGATAGCTGCGGTCTCCTTGATCCTTTTGCGGGGGTCCTCTTCCTTAGACTTGCTCCGGACCGCCTTCTCTATCTCTGACTGAGGGAGCTGAGACAGAAGGAAGGACTCGGGTCTGCCTGCAGCACGCCAGAGCTTGCGTCTCAGGTCTGGCAGGTCGTAGCCCAATACTTGAGCTTTGCGCCAGAATGAGGGGGTGAGCAGGTCGTACCGCTGCTGATCTGTGAGAGGAGCATCCGACAAGTAGCCGGTTGCGCGGATGAGCTGCAGGAGTTCAGAGTTCATATCCCCACGGGCATTATGCACCTGGCAATATCTGAATTGAAGAAGGAAAGCCATTCCACTCTGCAGACCTCTGCCACTGGGCTGCTCTCGTGTGCCTCGTGGCCCTCATCGCTTCCCATTGGAGACATGATATACCCTCAAAGATTTCTGAATAGTACTCTATGACTGCCGGGTCCGGACTGTAGAGCGGCATGTAATAGAGCATAATAGCCTCGATCATGCCGGTGTCCTCCCTAGGATAGTGTCTATTGCGCTCTGGCCATCGAGCAGGCTCTCTATCGGGCTGTCGCCGTGCTCCTGAAGAGCGTCGTTCGTCTCCTGCTCGATATAGTCCGGGAGGCCCAGGTTCTTGATGATAGCGTCCCTGATGCCTGCCTGCCGGGACAGGTCCCAGCCTGATTTCTCGAATAGCCCCAGCACCGCCACGACATCCTGGGTGCTAAGTGGCACCAAGGGGTCATAGACGATCTTAGGCCGGGGCTTGCCTCGCTCGAACTCGTATTGGGGATTCAGCCTGAACAGCTGCCTGACCACCTGGCCGTTGATCGATTCCATGAAGCTGTTGGCTGTGGCCGCGACCGCCAGGGTGAAGTTGTCAGTCTTGTCCCGGCTCAATGCCAGGCTCCCTGTGCCCCCCATTCCGAGGGCCATGAACTCAGTCATCGTGGCGATCAGGATGGCTTTTGCTTCTGCCTCAATTGACTGGGTGATGTGGCCGATGATGTCCGCATTCTGTGAGGGCTGCAGGAACCCTATCTTGATCATGGGCTGGCTGTTCGCATCCCAGACCTGGGGGGTGATGATCCACTTCTGAGAGTCGGTTGTGATGTTGGTTAGGGTGTCGACCAGGCTATTGTAAGACGCCAGGGCCTCGGGGTCTGCGTTGCCCACTGCCGGAGCGTTGGCGATGTTGGCAGGGACCTCTGCCCAGGGTATGCCTGCGCCACCCCTCTCGGCTGTGACGTTCCGCAGGTCCTCCATGATGGTCTTGGTTCGCCAGGACCTCCAGACGTGCCGGAGGATTGAGCGGCCTTCGGGGCTGTCTTTGCCCGGCTCGGCCCGGAGGTTCAGGATTTTCTGATAAGGGATGAATGTCATATGATAGTCCGGCGCGGCAAGCTGCGTCAGACCGATGAGCCTGTTCACGTCCTTGGGATCATAATCCCAATGGAGAATGCTGTCCGGGCTCCTGAATGCCAATGCCGATAAGCCGATCTGGCCGTCATCGAAATCAGATGAGTAGCGTTCGTCTTCCTGCTCGCCGTTCCGTTCCTTGTAGATCTTTTCAAACGGCGCAAATCCGAACTGGAGAGTTGGCTTGGCTGCTGTCGCTATGAACGTCTGCCAGGAGTGGTACATGTCGTTCATGCACTGCTCCAAGAACTCGGCTGAGCCATTGTCCTTGTTCTCATCGACTACCGGGTCAACGTGCCAGCTGGTGCGGCGAATGAAGAGAGAATAGGCATTCAGAGCTGAGCCCACATAAGCATCATTTGAGCCCATCTCCTCATAGACGAGCCACAGGTTCCGGCCCTGCAGCTCTGGCAGGAAGTCTCGCCGGATCCAGCCGGGTAAAAAATATTGGAGACCACTGCGACCATATTCTTGCCCTACCAAGGCACGCGGCGATTGATGAAATTTTGGATAGACTCCACCGTTGGGGGCTGCTGGACGCTGGGTAGATTTTGGCATGAGAGGCTTCCTATTTGATGGGTACTTGATGCGGTTCTACAAAATCGATAACAGGAGACTATGATAGATTCTATTCTTTCTTGTCCGCCTTGTGCCGGTTGGTGCTCCGGCTCACCGCTCGCAGGTTCCGCTTGCTGTTGGATCCGCCATTGCTGAGTGGGTTCTTGTGATCGGCTTCCCTCGGATCGCCCTTCGGAATGCCCAGCTTCCTGCGGGCTGCGTTCCTTTCGGCACGCTCTTTGATCTGCTTGGGCTTGCCGTGGTAGTCCCTGTACTCCTGTTTGTAGTCCCGGGCCTTCTCTTTCTCCAGGACGGCTTTCAGGATCGGGATTCGCATAATCAAGAGTATATCACTTCCAGGCGGGTTTCTTGGTGGCTCCGGTGAATGAGAGCTTTGGGTCCGGGGGCATGTGCCCGAGAGCTTGCCACGCATAAGCGAGAGCGTCTACTTGGTCGTCGTGGTTACCTATTGGGAAGCTCAAGAGTTCTGCTTCAAACTCCTGCGACAATCCTCGCGTGTGGTAGACTTGCCCTAGCTCGTAGCGAGCCTCCATGGGGGCGAATCTCGATACCTTATCGCTGATCGGCTTGATGCCTCGGACATTGAGCGATGTTTGTGCAGCTAACTGCTGGATGAGTGCTTTCTGATAGGCCACATCTTCAATGCCTACCACCAAGGGCTTCCATCTGGCCGCGAGCTGCTTGATAAATTCAATCTGTTGTGAGAATGATCCTCGTATTCTCTGCACGTCGAGGATGTGCAGGTTTCCGTTCTGGTCTCTGCCGAGGACTGCCCCTGCTGTATAGTCTGCCGCCTCTTTCTCTGAGATGGCTAGATCGACACCAAGGGCGATCTTCATTCCTTGTGAGGGGGGGTGATCCTCGTATTTCAGCCAGGCTCTTTGTATCCGGGTCGC